CAAGATTCAGCATCATCACGGTTCATGGGCGGCAAGGTTACATCAGCTTCCCACATCTGACCATCGTAGGAATGTGTCTGTTGCTTGTATGTGAACGGGGACATAGACACCGCTACAGTGTTCCTAGCCCTTAGTTCGATACTAGCCATACCTACGTTTGTAGGCAGTGAGAGTGGGTATGAGATAGCCATTACGCCATTGCCCTTCCATAGTTACCGCCACGGCGTTTACTGTCTACAACAGCAGCCTTAGCACTCTGTGCAATCTGTGGCATCATTTGTCGGATTTCAGCCCGTACAGTTTGTTGTACGCCTGTTGAGATGTTGATGTTCTGGACGACAGTTACGCCGTTACCACCCATCTGACTGTTAGGTGTGATAGTTCCGCTCACGTTTGGAGTGAACATCTCTGGACCACGCTCACCAACTACATACCTTTGACCAGCCTGTACTGGACCACCGTTAGCTGCCACACCAGCAACAGCCGCTTTGGCTTCACCAACTCCGGGTGCGAACTTAGCGTCTATAGCACCTGTAATCATACCTGTGATCTTCTTTACGACATAGATGCGGTACAAGTCTTTGATGATCGCTGAGGCCATGTCTTTGAAAGCGTCCTTAACGGATTTAGTGCCATCAACCATAGCCATCATGGCATCTTCCATAGCTGAACCTATAGCTTTACTTGACTCCAGAACATCTGCGTTATCTTTCAAGGCTTGTTTAAGCTCTTCTTTTAGTCTCGCGGCCCTAGCCTTTTGGTTTTCAGCGTCTAACTTCCTCTGTTCCTCTAGAGCTTTCTCCGCTTCCTTCAAGTCATATGTAGCTAGTTCCTCATCGTGCCTTGCCTGTATCATCTTTATGACATGCGTTTCTTCTACACTTCCAACGACAAGGCCCAGTTTTCTTAGGGTTAATAGTTCTTGGGCCATCTCAGTTTGTTGTTTGTATATCAAAGCCTCTCGTTCAGCTAACTGTGCCATGCCATATCTGAGTGACTGCTCTTTTGCCAAGGCTGCAATACGTTTAGCTAGGCTCTTCTCTCTGTCTTCCGCGTCCTTTTTATCATCTTCAATTTTTTGGTTCGCTTTGTACTTCGCTATTAGCTCATTGATAAGGTCTGCTGTTTCTTGTAGTTTGGTTCTTTGATCCTCTAGGTCTCCGCTAATAGCAAAGTTGAGCCTGTTTTTAAGGTTGAACATCATCTTATCGAATGTACCCATAGCTGCGTAGGCTTCCATCTGGGCCTGTATTGCTTGGAGAGATAGGCTGTTCAAAGCCACGGCGGTATCTTCTATACCTTCCTTAAACATATAGTTTTGTAAAACAAGCTCTTCTACTCTGCTTCTAGATGTCTTCATCGCCTTACTGTAGTTCTGATGTACCTCAAGTGCGTCAGCAGATGCAGATTTAGCGGCATTGAAAGCCCCGACCAGACCAGTACCTATAGCTAAGATCATACCAGCAATAGCACCAGCTGGCCCGAAGATGCCCAACAACTGAGAACCCTGTTGTCCAAGGGCAACCATTGCGCTAGTGCCACCCTGTACTTGGACCGCGAAATCCTGTACCTGATAACCGACTTGCTGCATACCTACAGCACCAAACCTCTTCATTCCACGAGTGGTAGACCCTACAACTTGACCAAACTGGTTAATGGTTATACCCGCCGCCTTGGCGTTTGCTTGTATCATCTTAAAGGTCTTAGCATACTTCTCATTGCTTATAGAGTTTGTAGCTTTGGCAGTCTGCAAAACAAGCATCTGGTCTTTAAGGGTCTTGGTAGCTCTAGCCACGGGGTCGATAGAAAGCTCCAACTTTCTAAAGTTCTTTGATGCCGACTTAGCTGTCATATCGACCGTTTTTTCAGTCGTGTTTAAGTGGTCAGTTAGAACCTTAAGGTCCGTAAAGTCGATATTAAACTCTGCTACTGTAGCCATTACATGGACCTCATAAAAATTGTGTCGAGGGCTTTTATAACCTCAACTTCTCTTGCGTCTATTGGAGTTAAGGTTACTTCCATCCACGCCTTCATCTCTTGGTAAGTTATAGAATTTGGGCCATTGAACCCCATAGACCTAGTTGCATTAAGGTCCAAGAAGGCAAACCAGACATAGGAAAGTAGGCGTGGGAATTGTGGCCCATCTAAGTCCTTTGGCCTACGACCAGTCTGCCTCTCTACTTGTTCTAGGTGTTGTCTTCTTGAGGTTTTTCCATCATCAGACTTGTTAAGGTAGAACTCATGTTCTGCGTAATCAAGTAGCTGTTGGACTAGCCCATCATAAAACCCATTGAGTTAGATATACCCTCGTCAAGCTGGTCTTTGATCCAGAACACCTCTGTGTACAACTTCTTGGCTGCATCCACAGTTAACTCCGGCTTCTCCCCACCAAAGGTCAGGTTCCAAGACTTAGTAGCCTTAGCTAAAACCTCTAGGGTGTTTTCCTCTAACTCTTCTGAGGTGATGTCTACTTTCCCAGTAGCACTAGCTGCCTTTAGTCGTCTATTAGTTTGTTCGTGCATAACACTCTTGTAGTCTTTTGAGTGCGTAGCATGAAGTGTAATTGTCATCGGAGTGTCGTCATCATTCCTGAGAGCTTCACCTGTAATTGGGTGCTTGATCTCTACTTCAATGGTATCACTCTTCGGGGTCAGGTCTTTTAAGTCCATATCGGGTTCCTCTTATGTCGGGTGGGAAAATGGGGAGCGTCAGACCCGACACCGACACTCCCCGCCTGTAGCTACAGGATTCTTATGTGCGTGTAATACGCAAGTTTGTTGCTTCTGTCTCGTCACGAAGTGCGACAAAAGTAAGTGAGATAACACGGCTTGTTGGCCCGTCTACACCTACGTCAGCAGAGTTGATCTTGCACCGTGGGAAAAAGAACTCCATAGTGTTTGGTGTACTTTCGTTGTCGCCAACTGTGACCTTCAAGGAAGTCTCTGTCTCGTCAATGAAGCGGTTCAGAAGTGCTGCATCCTCGAAGTAAGCGGAGATAGTACCCTCAACTACTGCATCACCAACCTCAAGGGATGGGGCGCTGTCGTCACCAACTACGAATGTAGGGGCGAAACCGTTAGTGACTGTGAAGTCCATTGCTGTAACGATAGCAGCGACTGACCCACCAATCTCCAAGTCACCAGAGTAAGAGTCGAAAGGTGCAGCGCCCGTGGCAGCATCTTGTGTCTTCTCTGTGGCGGAGATTGTCATATCTTTACCGACAATGCCGAATGTGCCAGTTACCATTGCGTTGGGTGCAAGGGATACTGACAAAGTGTTTACTGAGCAACCTGTGAACAAACGAGCTTGGTCGATGTCAGCTGCATAGTCTTCCATAGAGAAGTACTTAGGTACTGTGCCAACCTTGAGTACGTTGGTTGCCCATGTATTGAGCATGGCTGATTCAAGTAGGTCATCGAAGTCTGTGTCACGAAGGTCAGCAACAATGTCGCCAGCTACTTGACGGTTGCCATGACGGTCAACACGGGACATACGGTCAGCGTTGATGTCAGTGCCAGAAACACGCTCTTTAGTCATGTTGAGGGAGTGAGTAGTGAAAGGTAAGTTTTGGAAGTTACCAGCTGGTGTAGTGCCGAATGTGCTTTCGACGATGTACGACAGACTGGAACGTGAACCCTGTGCAAAGGCCATATTGTATTCTCCTAAGAATTAGTTGTATGCGTAGCAGCTGATATTGACTGGTATAAAGAACCAAGGGCTATTCAAAATACCCTGTTGTCTTTCGGCGTAGTCAATACGAACCGTTGTGCCATTTAGTGTGATTGAAGTTGTGGCCTCAAACGCCTCCAAGACGTTCTTAGCTATGGTGTCAGCTGCGGATGGACCATTACCTTCTGGTGCATAACAGTTGATTGCAAACAGGCAGTCATATCTTTGCTGTGGGTTACGTCCCCGTACTGCTGGTCGTCTAGTTACAGGAAAGTACATCGGTTGGATGTAGGGAGTTCCAGTTGTAGGGTTGTAGGGTACGTTTTCGTAGGCTACTTCGGGTAGGTCTACAACAGTAGATAGGTGGCTCTCAAGTGCGGCCCTAATCTCTTTGCTTATATCAGCCATATTTTATCCTTAGCCTCTCAAACACTCTGTGGTTTCTCTCGACACCCCAATCCTCAGAACTACCGTGTGGCGCACCATTTCTTAAAGTTACCATAGACAAATTCTCATCAAAGTT